AGATTTATACTCGTAATGAAATCAGTTTAATGGACGGTGTTAACTTTGGATTTGGACCTAACGGTTCGAATTTCTACAGTGTCTTTGATTATAAAGGCGGAGTTAACTGCCAACATTACTGGGAACAACTTAGAGTATTCAGATCAGCAGGTGGTAGAAACATAGTAATATCTGAAGGACCTGCAACTGGATTAGCTGGTGAGTCTAACAACAGCTCAGAACCTAGTCCAACTGGATATGTAAGAAACAATGCTAGATTATCAAATGATTTTAAATTTGCTGCAGATGATGACAAACAAATCATCACAGGACCAGCAATGAGACCATTTCAAATGATACCTCGTAAAGACGAAAAGACTGGTGAGGTATTTCATGTTTATTTTACAGATGAAACAGTAAAGAAACTATCTGAGAAATTCTTAAGAGAACACAAACAACATATGACAGATATCAATCACTCAATGGATCCTAATGAAGATAACACTTTAATCGAATCATGGATCGTAGAAGATCCTGAAATGGATAAATCAGCAGCTTTAGGTTTTAAAGCTTCTAAAGGAGATTGGTATGTTTCATACAAAATTAATAACGAAGATACTTGGAAACAGATTAAAGAAGGAAAGCTAAATGGTTTTTCTATCGCTGGCCAATTTATCGAAAGAATGACAAATAAGAATGGATAACATGAAAGATCATGCAGCTAACCTAGTAGGTTATGTAGGTATTGGCGCATATTTAGCCAACGCTCAAGCGATACTAACAGTAGCTTTATTAGTTACAGGTATTATACTAAATCTAATTAGAATTAGATCTGCTAATAAAGGAAAAGATAACCAAGAATAAACACTTGGTTATCGAATCAACTATGAGCGCATACGAAAGTTTGCGCTTTTGTCAGTTTGCATACAATCTATATTTAATCTAGTAAGACAAATTGTTTTACAATAACCAAAACAAACTCAATATAATATGAATGTAACAAATGTTATAAGAAAATTGAAAGTGATGTTGGGTGCCCAATTTAATTTCGCAGAAGCAACTTTAGTTGACGGAACGGAAGTATACTCTGAAGGTGAATTCGTACCAGGAGCAATCTTATTCGTAAGAGCTGGTGAAGGTGTATCTGAAGATCCTTTCGCACCTGCAGGAAAACATGAAACCACTGATGGTAAAATCATCACAGTTGGTGAAAATGGAGAAATTACTGAAGTAGTTGAAGCTGCACCAGCAGAAGAAGTTGCAATGGAAGAAGTTGAAGTTTCAACTGAAGTTGCAGACGAATTAGCACCAGTGACAGAAGATCTATTAGCAGGAATTGCTGAATTGATTGCACCTTTCACAGAAGAGATTGCAGTACTTAAAGAAGAAGTAGTTGCTTTATCAAAAAGATTTGAGAAAATGGCTGCTGAACCAGCTACTACTAAAATCAAAAACACATTTGCTGAGGTATTAGCAGATAAAAACGCAAAATCGGATGCTAGAGCAATTCATTTAGCAAACATGCGCAAATCATTTAAAAACTAAAAAAACAAACAAAAATCATGGCATACGGATTTAACACTAGTGCTTTACCAGCTTATACTGACCAATTATCTATGGATTTGGTTGCTAAAGTTGTATTAAAGACAGACTTATTGCAGTACTTAGACTTGAGAACAGGTTTCACAAGCGGTACATTTACAATCAACTTGGTTGATGCAGACTTACCAGTTTCAGCATTATCTTGTGGTTGGACTTCAGATGGTGAAGTAACTTACACTCAAGTTCCTGTAACTATCGAATCATTACAATCAAAAACTGAATTATGTCCAGAGGACTTAAGATCAGTATACCAATCAGCATTCATGAATGCAGGTACTGGTAACGACTTCATTCCTTTCGAAGAAGTAATTTCTCAATCTTATGTTGACAAATTGGCTAAATACAACGAAGGATTCTTGATCAATGGATTTGGAACTACTGATGGTCTTAAAGACATCATCACAGTTGCAAACGGAGCTAACATCGCGTTAGGTACTCCAGCAGCTTGGACTGTTGCTAACGCAGTAGAGCAAGCATTGAACATCTATGATGCAATCGACGAAGCTGTAATCAACAGAGATGACTTAATCATGGTTGTTTCTCCAGTTAACTACAGAACTTTAGTTAGAGCTTTAGTTGCTCAAAACTTGTATCACTTCCCTTCAGTTGAAGGAAATGAGATCATGATCTTACCAGGAACTAACTGTAAAATCGTTATGAGTTCAGGATTAGTTGGATCTAACTACGTATTCGCAGGTCCTTCTAAAATGATCATTGCTGCTACAGGTTTAGAAGATGAATTAGATAACTTCGTATTCTTCTACGACCAAGCAAATGATGTTATGAAATTCAGAGCTGCTTGGAGACTTGGAGTTGGAGTAGGTGAAGTTAACCTATTCGCTACAAACGGATTAGCATAATTAAATTAACAATGACTAGAGGCTTCGGTCTCTAGTCTATTATAAAAATAAACAAAGAACAACATGGCATGTAGTAATTTAACAGCAGGTTTCACGTTAGACTGTAACGACGCTCAAGGTGGTATTGAAAAAATCTTTATCGCTAATGGACCAGTTTCATCTATCACAGAAGCAGCAGGTGTAATCACAGCGATTAACGTTGGTGGTTCTCCACTAGTAGCAGCCGATTTCTTCGTTTTCGAAACTCCAAGACAAACTTCAAGTTTAACTGAAACTATCACTCCTACACAAGAGAATGGTACAGTAACATACGATCAACAATTGACAATGGTATTCAATAAAATGAGTGCTGAAAAACGTAACCAATTATTGTTAATGGCAGAAGCAACTTCAATGGTTGCTGTAGCTAAAGACGCTAATGGTAAATACTGGTCAATCGGAATCGAAAGAGGTGCATTTATGACATCAGGTACTTCAGTATCAGGTGTTGCATACGCTGACAGAAATGGATACGAAATCGTAATCGGTGGAATGGAAAAAGCTCCTATGTACGAGGTAACTGGTACAATTGTAGAAGCATAATCTATAACAACATTAAACTTAAAAGCCTCTAAGAAATTAGAGGCTTTTTTTATATTAATTTGATAGGATGTTGAGGTTGTTTAGATTCTTTTGATTGTGGCCAAGTTGTAGTCTTTTGAATCCAACCATCTTTATATTCACCTCTATTAACTTCTAAACCTTTGTAGTTTAGAAACCTTCTATAATAAGCATATGTGATAGTTTTCTCTTTATCAATAATAGGATCATAGACTTCACCAGTCATATTGTATTGGATATCTGGCCATATCTGTAATTCAAAACTAATTCTAACTATGTTATCTAATAGATATTGTATTTTAAGTCGATTGGGTTCACCTATGATGCACCCATCAATATCTGCAGTTGTTCTATTCTCTAAGATTCCTCCATATAGCCAAAGATCATAACCAGTCCAATTTAATTTGAGTATTTCTCTTAACCATTTTTGAAATCTAATATCTTTTAAACCTTGAATAGGCAAGATATCGTCTACTTTATGTTCACCGTATTGTATCATATGTTATGTATTCTTTCCACCTAATCTTCCCTCTAGCAAAACTTACATTTATTATATGTTAGTTGCGTAAAACTGTTTCATCGTTACAACTTAAGTTGATTTTATATTTATAGATAGAAACATACATAAATTTATGACAATCTATATTAACGACCAAACTGAGTTAATTTATTCTAATAATGTAGAAATTACAGGAGATCTTGAATTTATCTTAACTTCACAGTATGGTAAAGTACCAGAAACATATCCAGCAGTTTTAATATCACAAAATGCTAGATATACTGAATTAAGCGTAGATTTTGGTGTAGACTTTCAAGATCAACACAAAAATGGAGTTTATTACTACACAATTGCTAGTGGATCCAACATCTTTGAAGAAGGTTTAGCTAAAATCATCTGCGAGCCAGGAGGTTCGATAAATACATTAGAATATAACTCAGGAGTAGTAACTGAAAACAGAGAATCTGCAGTATACTATAGACCACAATATTAAACATTAAACATGGCAAAAGAAACAGAAAACAAGACTAGAGCAGACAAGTATCCATTAATGGCAGCTTCTTTCGCAGCTCCAGCTTTACCTCTTATCAAAGAAGTTAGAAACAAAGATTATGTCTTCTATGGTGAATTAAACTTATTTACTGATAAACTAATTGAACTTTATGATAGTTCAGCAATGCATCACACATGTATTGAAGCAATTAAAGATGGTATCTTCGGTGAAGGTATTGACAGAATCGGTAATGAGTACATTAACACTAAGGGTGAGACTATTGATGATATCTTTGAGAAGATATCATTAGATTACACATTGTATCAGGGATACAGTTTAAATGTGATCTGGAATAAAGAAAGAACTGGTATTGCTGAGATTTATCACTTACCATTTAACAACGTTAGATCTGGTAAAATGGATGAAGATGATGTAATCGATTCATATTACTACTCAACAAATTGGGCTGATTTAAGAAAGTATCCTGAAAAAAGATATAAGGCGTTTGATCCGACAGAAAATAAAGGCGATGATGCGTCTCAAATATTTTATTATTACAATTATACTCCGGGTAATGATTATTATCCATTACCTGCTTATGTTGCTGCATTAAATGATATTAACTTAGATGCAAAAGTATCTAGATTCCATATCAATAACATAACTTCAGGTTTAGCACCTTCATTGTTTATATCATTTAGAAATGGTATTCCAACACCAGAAGCTAGAAGAGAAGTTTACAAAGAAATTAATGACACATTTGCTGGTGAAGAAAATGCTGGTAGATTCTTTTTATCATTCTCGGATGCAGATACAGCAC